CCATTTGCTTGGTCTAGAGAATTAGTATCTAAAGTAAATAAAGAAGGTACTGGTTTATATTATAGTCCAACCCGTAAACCATCGACAACATCTGAGGGTGATATAGTAAGTGCTGTTACAATTGATGAAATGGATGAAATACGAGATGCATTTCAAGGTTACTACAAATACATTGATGACTTCATTGATGATATGAAGAAAGTATTTCCTACATTAGGTGATGATTGGGGAGTTTATGTACCTGAAGTTAAGTATCTATCACCTGAACCATTGGTTAATTATGATGATTTATCGTTAAATGGTTTCCCAAATGTACACTTTGTAGGTGATGCTTTAAGTGCAAGGGGTATTACAGTATCAGGAGCACAAGGAACTTATGTAGCTGAAAGTATACTTGGAGAATATAAAAAAGATTTGTATATTTACGAACAAGGTACAGGAGATATATTTAATTAAAAAATAAAAAATAGTTATGAGAAAAGAAAGAGCATATGAATACCGTAAGATAAGAAATGAAGGAGCTATTTACCATCTAATCAAATTCCAAGGTGATGTAAATTATAAATTACATAGTTGGGATGGCCCAGCAATTGAACCAGTTGACCCAGGATGTAAATTGAAGAAAGAATATCATCTGAATGGTATACAATATTCAATGGAAGAATATGATGAAATCAAACAAGATCAAGAAGGATTACCTTGGTATAAACAAACAGCTGCAAAAGGAGAACAAAATAGACACTAAAAATAAAATAATATGCGTATAGGATTTGCAGGTACAGTTTCAGTAGGGAAAACAACATTGGTTAAAGCCCTACAGGAACTACCTGAATTTAAAGATTATAATTTTAGAACAGAACGTTCTAAATATTTGATGGGATTAGGTATTCCACTCAATACAGACTCAACAGTAAAAGGTCAAACAGTATTTTTAGCTGAACGTGCCTCTGAACTTATAGAAGAAAATATAATTACAGATCGTACAATTATAGATGTTATGGCTTTTACTAAATCAGCAAAGTCAATATCTTTAATTGATGGTGATAAATTTTGCGATTTTGCATCTTCAATGTTAAAAGACTATGATTATATATTTTATGTATCTCCTGAAGGGGTTGAAATAGAAGATAATGGGGTTAGGGAAATTAACTCAGGCTATAGAGACTATATAGATCACACAATTACCAATTTACTAATTGAACATAAAAAAAATATTAGAAATTTAGTCCACATTAAAGGTTCTACTGATGAACGTATTGAAACTGTGCGACAGGCAATTTTTTCTTAATATTTATAATAAAATCAACCTTAAACTAAGATGAAAAGAAAAGAACTAGAAGAGTATATCAAGAGTGAAATAATGGAGATTCTTACAGAATCAACAGAGGAAGAAATTGAAAATACTAAAGAACTAACTAAATCAATAGAAGATTTAGAGAAAGCCAAAAAATCAGCAGGTTTGATAGATGAAGTTGATGAGGACGATAATATGGATGATGAAGAAATGGATAAAAAAGCAGCTAAATCAGCTAAAAAATCTAAAGATTCAGTATCAACAATATCCAAAAAATTAGCTGACAATGCTTCAGAAATGAAAACTGTAGTTAAAAAGTGGAAATCATCCGAGGAGCCTGAAAAGTCAAAGCATTTATCTCGTTTAAAAGAATTAACTAAGATAAAACAAGAACTTGAAAAACTTCTTTAAAAATATACAAAATATAGTAATAATTTCTCTAGTAGTAATTATTCTTTGGTTGCAAAATTGTTCGGGTAATGGGGGTGTAACACCAATAACTCCAACTACTATTACGGAAATATCCATTAAATATGATACTATCCGAGAAACTACACCAGAATATATCCCAAAGTGGAAAACTAGAGTTGAAGTTAAAATAGATACTTTTATCCAACATATAGATACACTTTCTATTTTGGCAGATTATTATGCTAAGTATTACTATAAGGATACAATTAAAGTAGATACAATAGGGTATGTTGTAGTAGTTGATTCATTAACACGTAATTCTATATTCTCACGTAATGTGGTGTCTAATTTTACGATACCTATAACTACAATAACCCATACGAAATATATAAACAATCGTGAATTTTATGTAGGTTTAAAAGTTCAAGGTAGAACCGATCAACTTAACTATGTGGGGGGTGAATTATTATTTAAAACTAGAAAAGATAAAGCTTATAGTGTGGGTGTAGGTTTAAACCAAGAATTCCAACCTGTAATTTCAGGTGGAATGTTCTTCAAAATAGGTAAGTAATATGGCTGAAAAAGATATAAAACATCTAATAAGACAAGAATATCTAAAATGTGCTAAAGATCCATCACATTTTATGAAAAAATATTGTTTTATCCAACACCCACAAAGGGGTAGGATACAATTTGGTTTATACCCATTTCAAGATAAAGTATTAAATGTTTGGAAAGATAACCCATATTCAATGGTTTTAAAATCTAGACAGTTAGGTATATCCACCTTGGCTTCTGGTTATTCTTTATGGTTAATGACTTTCCACAAAGATAGAAATATATTAGCCCTAGCAACCACTCAAGCAACCGCTCGTAATTTGATTTCCAAAATTCAATTCATGTGGGAGAACCTTCCATCATGGTTGAAGGTGGATGCCGTCGAAAATAACAAATTATCTTTACGACTATCAAACGGTTCAAAAGCACAAGCAAAATCTTCCAACGCAGATGCCGCAAGATCAGAAGCAGTATCTTTACTAATAATTGATGAAGCAGCCTTCATTGATAATATTGCTGAAACATGGGCATCAGCACAACAAACATTAGCAACTGGTGGAGGTGCAATTGTATTATCAACACCTTATGGTACCGGAAATTGGTTCCACAAAATGTGGGTTTCAGCAGAATCTCAAGAAAATGATTTTATACCTATAAAACTTCCATGGTTTGTCCACCCCGAAAGAGACCAAGAATGGAGAGATAAACAGGATACATTACTAGGTGACCCAATGTTAGCGGCTCAAGAATGTGATTGTGATTTCAGCACATCAGGGAATACAGTATTTATTAGTGAATGGTTAGAATTTATAAAAACAACAACTATTCAAGAACCAATGGAACGTAGAGGCGTAGACCAAAACCTATGGGTTTGGGAAGCAGCTGACTACTCCAGAGATTATATGATTGTAGCCGATGTAGCTAGAGGTGATGGTAAAGATTTTTCTGGATGTCATGTTATGGATGTATTAACAAACACACAGGTAGCTGAATATAAAGGTCAATTACCACCAAAAGAATTTGGGTATTTTTTAACAGGGTTAGCTACTGAATATAATAACGCAATGTTAGTGGTAGAAAACGCCAATATAGGGTGGGCCACTCTAGACGCAGTTCAAGAAAGAGGATATAGAAATTTATATCATTCTCCAAAAGGGGAAAAAATGACAGCTGAATCTTACCTTAGGGTATTTGAAGGTAATAGTGAAATGGTTCCGGGTTTTACGATGTCTATGCGAACCAGACCATTATGTATTAATAAAATGAGAGAATTCGTAGGCGACAATTCCGTAACAATTCGTTCAAAACGTTTACTTGAAGAAATGAAAGTATTCATCTGGAAAAATGGTAGACCAGAAGCTCAGGGTGGATACAATGATGACTTGGTTATGCCATTCTCTATTGGTATGTTCCTGAGAGATACGTCGCTAAAGTTCCAACAACAAGGTTTGGATTCGGCACGTGCAGCTTTAAACAACATTCAAAAGTCAACCACTAGCTACCAAGGTGGATATTCTGGAAACCAATTAGACAACCCATACAAAATGGATGTAGATGGTAACCAAGAAAGTATAAGTTGGTTATTTTGATATTTATAATAAAAAACAATAATGGCAAATAAAGGATTATTCCCAAGACTACAAAGATTATTTTCTACAGATGTAGTTCTCCGTAATGTTGGTGGAAACCAGTTAAAAGTATTCGATGTAAATAATATCCAACAAACTGGAGAAATTGAGACAAATGCTTTAGTAGACAGGTTTAATCGTGTCCATACTAATACTAATACTTCATTGTATGGTTCACAAAATAGTTTTAATTACCAAACATTAAGACCTCAATTGTATTCTGAATATGATGCTATGGATACAGATGCTATTATAGCTTCTGCCTTAGATATTATAGCAGATGAATCTACATTAAAAAATGATCAAGGTGATGTTCTTGCTATAAAATCCTCTGACGAAAACATCCAGAAAATTTTATATAATTTATTCTACGATGTGTTGAATATTGAATTCAATCTTTGGCCTTGGATTCGTAATATGTGTAAATATGGTGATTTTTTCCTAAAACTAGAAATAGCAGAAAAATTTGGTGTTTATAATGTAATACCTTACACTGCATTTCATATTGAAAGATTAGAAGGTCAAGATAAAGAAAACCCTACTGAAGTCAAATTTAGATTTGACCCTGACGGAGTATCAGCATCGGATTATGGGTATTATAATGTACCAAACCAACCAAATGGAAGTAGCATATTATTTGATAACTATGAAATAGCACATTTCCGTTTACTAACAGATATGAACTTTATACCTTATGGTAGAAGTTATATTGAACCAGCTCGTAAATTGTTTAAACAATATACTATGATGGAAGATGCAATGTTAATTCATAGAATTGTAAGGGCACCTGAAAAACGTATCTTCTACATGAATGTAGGTTCTATACCTCCAAATGAAGTAGATGCATTTATGGAAAAAACAGTATCAAAGCTTAAACGTACTCCATATTTAGATCAAAACACAGGTGAATATAACCTAAAATATAATATGCAAAACTTACTTGAGGATTACTACATCCCAGTAAGAGGAAACGACGCATCAACTAAAATTGATACTGCAAATGGTTTACAGTGGAATGGAATTGAAGATGTAAATTACCTAAGAGATAAATTATTCGCTGCCCTTAAAGTGCCAAAAGCATTCATGGGTTACGATGAAAACACAGATGGTAAAGCAACATTAGCAGCTCAAGACATTAGGTTTGCTCGTACAATTGAGCGTATTCAAAGAATAATGGTATCGGAGTTAACTAAAATTGCTTTAGTTCACCTATATACTCAAGGGTATAGAGATGAAAGCTTAGCAAATTTTGAACTTTCATTAACAACACCTTCTATTATATATGATCAAGAAAGAATTGCATTGATGAAGGAAAAAATGGATTTAGCCAATCAAATGGTAGATTCAAAACTATTCCCATCAGACTACATTTACGATCACATCTTCCATTTAAGTGAAGATCAATATGATGAATATAGAGATTTAGTTAGAGAAGATACTAAACGTAAGTTTAGGTTAGATCAAATTGAAAGTGAAGGGAATGACCCACAAGAAACAGGTAAATCCTATGGTACCCCTCATGATTTAGCTTCATTATACGGTCAAGGTAGAATGGAATCAGATCCAGCTAATATCCCTACAGGGTATAATGAAAAAAAGGAAGACCCGGGACGTCCAAAAGAAAAAGCAAGTAAACGTAATACCCAAGATGATAATTTTGGTAAAGATAGATTAGGTGCAGCAGGTATGAAAAAAGATTACAATAGTAATGATAAACTAAAAGTAGATTTTAAAGGAGGTTCTCCATTAGCTTTAGAAAATCATGAAGTT